GGATGGCGTATTGGTCAGCTATGGATACCCTGATCAACCCAAAGAACCTTATATTTAATGGCTCTGCCGTGGGTATTAACCCCGCAGCTGACTGGGCCAACCTTGTTGGTCATATCCTGGCCAAGGGCGATGGTGTGTTCTGCACGGATTTCCGATCCTGGGATGCGTCGATGAGCCACCAGATTATGAGGGCAGCTTTTGAGGTCCTTAGCGACATAGCTCCAACCACGGATGGGGACACACTGAAGTACCGCGAGTGGATAGCAGACAGCATATGCTCTTCAACCCACCTTGATGACCGTTACGTCACTGTGTGGTCGGGGTCAAACCCATCTGGGAACGATTTCACCACTGTGTTGAACAATATTGTTCAAGCCATAGCCATGCAGCTCACGATCTCAAGACATGTCTTGGAGAGTGATAGGCATTTGGTTGATCTTCCAGCTATTATTCCCAGGTCAGGATTCACTGACTATGCAGCACAGGGTATGTACGAGGACCAGTTCAAGTGCTCTGACCCCGTAACTGCGTCGGTTATCATGAACCTCTATCGGCTCGTGACTTTCGGGGACGATGGGATAATGTCTGTCAGACCCGAGTTGAACATGACCACTGGCGATTTGGCTAGGCATGCCAAGGCTTTTGGGTTTGTTTTAACTAACGCTGACAAGACTGATCCATTAACTAACCCACTACCACCACAGTCCATAGTTAAGGCCTCGTTTTTGAAGAGAGGCTTTAGGTATGAGATGGGGAGATGGACATGCCCACTGGAGCGGGAGTCCATATACAAGTCCCTCGCTTTCACCAAGAAGAACTACGATCGTGAAGATTATGAGCGCGTGGTGCACAATGCCGCCCTCGAATTTTCTATGCATGGTGAGGAAGTGTGGACGAGAGAACACGTTAGGTTGTTGAAAGCGTGTGCGGAGGCAGGAGTAAAGTATGATGTTGGCAATTATAGTCAATGTGCTGCTGAGATCCTGACTCTGGATTGGACTACCTGG